CTGACAAGTAAGAACTCCTGCCCCGATTGGCAGGTTACTTCGTGGATGTTTCGGGTGTGCTTGGTGGCTGGTAGGATCATGAGAGGTTTTTAAGTTTGGCATTCTCGGCTTGGAGGGAGTGGATGGTATGTTCCATTTCCTCAAGTCGTTGACGCAAACTTACGACCTCATTACGAAGTTGTGTTAATTCCTTGTTTTGTGACTCGCTGGTAGCCTGCCACATAGCGAGGACCGCTTGGGCCTGCCTGACTTGCAGGGAGTCCGATTCTACACGGCCCTTGGTGAACCAAGCGACCGCTCCACCGACGATTGCTGCAACGCTCCCGACGATGGTGGTTTCGAATAGGTTCATTACTTGTTCGGCTCGCCCTTTGTTTTATCCAAGGCCATCCAACCAACTGACAACAAGGTCAATACGGAACCGATAATTTCGGTGAGCGTGGCTGCATCAATGATACCTTTAGCGACGAGGGTTCCACCGATGAAGGTTAACAGGTGGCGAAGTAAAGCGATGACGGCTGATTTCATAAGGGGGAGTTTTGGTTGGTCGGGGTTGGCGTTACGGCGAAATAGGCGCATAAGGGGAAATGTTTTTATTTGGAAGGTGTTGCAAATTCTTTGTAGTCAGCCTCGTATTGTTCCTCCCACCCGCTGAACGAGTGAACGCCACATGGTTCGGGCCAAACGACAAATGCGGCAAGGTCTTCGGGGCAGGTGTCGTGGAATAGGATGTCCACGCAGACGGCCTTGTCTATCTCCCCGACCTGCACGGCGAAGTCCAGCGGGTTTAGGAGTTCCCCCAGCACCTTGTCAGCGGTGGCCCCGTCGGGGAAGGCGAACTTGCGGAAGGTGGCCATCTTAGGGGGTTGTCAGCGTTGCGAGTTCTGCATCGGTGAGGCGAGTGTTATACAACGCCACGGCACGGATGCGGGAGGGTTTAATGCCGCTAAAAAATGCGGAACTTTTATCTACACCAAGGTAATTCAATGCCGCCCCAAATGTGATTGCCGTAGTGTTGAGCGTTCCAACCCTTGACCCGTTGAGGTACATCGTGGAATCCCCGCTTTTGTAGGCGATGGCGATTTTAACCGTTCCCGTGACACCGCTTGCCGATGTAAAAATAATGCTTGTAGAACTATGGTAAATCCTTCCAAGGTAGGAGTTGTTTGCGTTCTTGTAAATCGTGATTGCATTTGCTGCTGAACGATTAATGTTAAACACATCATCCTCTCCGTTGTTAGATTCGCACTCAATGTAAAGCACACCCTCCGTCTGCCCGATGGACCCGCTGACCGCTCCGCTCACCGAGATGACATCTGCGCTTCGGCTTCCCGTGCCTGCGGTGGTGGGGATGTAGGAGGTTGCCACCGAGCCTGTTTCGAGTTGCGCGCCCCACGCGTAAATACTTGTGGCCGTGTTGCCCGTATAACTTACAAACCTTGTGACTGAATTGGTGTTATTGGTAAAAACAATGATTGGTCCTCCGCTTGTTCCATTTGCATTTGCGGTTTGAATTAAGGTGCAACGATACCAACCGTTGCCGTAGTTTTCAATTCTGCCCGTGCAACCTGCACCCGTCAAACCAACCGTTCCGCTTGTAAGGTTAAAGTTTGCGAATCCAGCAAGCCCCGTGGTAGAAAAAGCGACCTGCATCCAATCGGGCGACCCTGCGGCTTTTTTGTAAAATATGGACCCCACATAAGTCGTACCGCTGACGATGGTCATCGTTTGCGCCAAAAAGTGGGTTCCACTTGCAGCGGTTTCAAAGATTTGGTCAGCCGTGTTGCCACCCGCTGGGTCGGTTGTCCCCGCCACATTTACTGTAACTGCGGTGTTGGTGGGATTCCACGGAAATATATCTAAATTCTCACTCTGCAAGCAAAGGTTTGTCCCCGCAGGCTCCACCAATAACGCAGGACACCCCGTAACGCCGCCGCTGGTGTAGTAGTCCAAGCGGGGGATGCCCGATGCAACGGATTCAATCAACCCCGCAGAGTTGAACCTCCGTGCCGCCGTGTTGCGGGTAACGGTGAAGTCCCCCGCCCCGCTGGTTGGGATTTGGGAATACAACTTGCCCGTCTTGAATCGGGCGGGAACGATTAATAGTGAAGGCGTTGGCATATTAGAAGTTGAATATTACGGCGAATCGGGCTTGCAGGCAACCGCTGACGGCGGCTTCTGCCGCTGCTGCCCCGTCGGTCGTAGCACGGGCGTTGAAGGCATCCCACGCAAGTTCTGCGGGAGTTTTGCCCATGACCATTGAACGGGGATAGCCGTAGCCGTAGCCGATGAACATCGCTTACAGGAATGTATATCCGATGACCGAACCAACCGAAACCGTTACCGCCGTAATCTTGCCGCCGTTCCTCCCGCAAATCACGATGCCTGCGGAGATGGATTTGGTCGAAAAGTTGTAAGCGGTCAGCAAGTTTTCGCTGCCCGTACCCGTGAGGGTGGTCATCGTTGCGGCTGAATTGACGACAAGAAAGTCGTAGTTCTTGCCCGTAGCGGCTGCACCTGAATCAATCAGTTCGCAAGTACCGCCCTGACCGAGCATTTGTTGTAAGATTGGAGTTGGCATTGCTTGGGGTATTTAGGGTAAATGTAGGTTAGGTCGGAATTTCACAAACGGAGTGCGAGTAGGGCAGTTGGAATGACATCGTTGCCACCCACCCTGCAGTACGGTCGTCACGGCTCTCTACAAAGCGAGTAAGCGACACGCTGGTAGAAAGGGTCCAGTCCTCGCTTGGGTCGTTTGTAAGGGCTGATATGAAGTCCTGTGCGATTTGTAACTGGTCGCTTAGGACCTCGTCCTCGTTATCCTGCCAACCCAGCGTAGGGCTGCCCGAAACCACTCCGCCCATCGGCTTAATGGATTCAACACGGTCAGAAAAGTAAACCCCAACCACCAAGTCCAAAGTACCAGCGTCAGTATTTGCAGACTGAACGTCCGCAAACACGAGCGGATAGACGATTCGCTCACGGCTTGGGGTTCGCAGGTTGATGGTGTTGTCCGTGCCTACCGCAAGAGGGTCGCCCGTCCCGAACGAGTTTACTTGCGGGTGGTTGTTGGCAAGGTCCAGCAGGGCTTGCTTGATTTTTATCCAAGACATAGTTTTGCAGTTTCAGTATGTTCTTCTTGTGCGCACCCATCGTTAGCAGTCGTTACACGCCCCGAATTGTCCGTAAGGGTAGGGGTAATCCAAGTTGCTGATTCCCATCCTCCTGTTGCGGTCCAAGACCATCCCGGTGCGGTAGTTGGTAGCGTTCGGGTAGATGGTATCCAACGCAGACGGAGGCGAGTTCCAAAGAGGGTAGGCGTTGCGGTTCTCCATGAGGTAGCGGGTTATCCGTTCGGAATACCACTCGGCATCGTTCTTGACCTTATCGGTCAGCCTTGTGATTTCTTCCATGCTCATTTGGGAGGATTCTTCGCTCGTCCTACGGACCATGCCCTTGTTCATGTACTTAAACGCAAGGACCATGGGTAGTTCGTAGTAAAGCCATTGAATCATAGCGGGTTGGATGTAGTCCTCCAAGAGCGTTTGGTTCAGGGCAGACGTTGAACCGCTGACGACCTGCGTAACCAATTCCCCGTACAACGGAGAGCCAACGATGGGCTGAATCCGCATCTCCTGCACCTTGACAACCGTAGGACGGATTTGGGTGTAGGATACGTTCTCGTTGATGATGCTATTGTCGAGCAGCGTTTCTTCGCTTATGAATAGTGCCTTCATGCCTTGCTGATTTTATTGCCTTTACGGATTACCAACTGCTGCTCCCATACGTGCCTGCATTGTGGCCTGTTCACTCCGCTGGGCGTGTGATACCAACCGCCTCTGCGATTCCAAACGGAATATCCCATGATCGCAGAAATCCCGTCGATGTCCTCACGGGTGTAAACCTTGCCCTGCCCGGCCAAGTCCAGCATGACCTTGCAGAACTCACGGCTGGATCCTTTGTCCTTGTTGCTGAACCCTGTGGCCCAAGCGTATTTGTAGCGGACTTCCAAGACAGGCTCGGCAACTTCCTTGACATTCTTTGGAAGGTTCTGCTCGGCAATCTTGTCCACGGCCCTGCTGATAGGATAGCGGTCCTTTGTGATTAGGTAGGCGACTCGCTTGGCGACCTTCGCCTTGCTAACTCCGAACTCCTTTGCCATTTCTTCAACCGATGCGTCCCGGTTCTTCTTGCGATACGCCTCAATCTTCTTGTCAAGTTCGACTTCTTCTTCGCCCAGTTCGGCAAAGGCCAAGCGGATGTTTTCGTCGATGTTGGTGTCGAACCGCATCGGCTTGGAGTGCATGACGTGGTAGTCGTCTGCATGGCATCCGAACTTAGAGGCAACCACCTCCAAGACCTTAAATTCTTCTTCCCCCCATCCGTAGTCCTCGTCATCTTCTTGGCCCCATTGAGGCTCGCTGAACTCTTGGGACTGAACGCCCAGCATCGTGTCAATCTCTTGGGCTGATAAACCGAATCCAGCCGAGAGCATGGTCCGAGCCATTTCCAGCGTGATTTTGTCCTGCATATACTGCCTGACAATACGCATCAGGTTTTGATACTCCCTGCCCGACAACTTCTTGATGTTGTCGTTGCTGGCAAGTTGCTCCACGGTTTGCGGTTGCTCATCGGGTTGGGGATTAGGTCCAACAACGTCGGCAGGTTTCTCAAGCGGTTGCAGACCTGCCTTTTCCCGAAGTTCGTCTTGGGTCATGATTTGCAACAGGGCTTGTTCGCTTAGTCGCTCGGTAATGGGTTCCACCGGGATCAGTTCCATACCCTCAACGCCATTGAAGGATCCCAAGTAGTTGATCATCCGCTCCACTTTGCGCACCCGGTCGTTGA